TAACCGAAAGCAATACCGCCGTTGCAATAGGCTACCTGAATGCCTGAATCGAAACAAGGTGTACAAACGCTCATAGGTATCGTTTTAAAATTGCGTTTACAAAGTAACGAAAACAATCTAAATAATCGGCTCGCTCGGTTAGGTTTTTACGGTTGCTCTTTATGATTTGTCCCTCTGCATTACATTGTACCTGCTTCGCATCGAATACAAACCCTTTACACTTTTTACTATTTACTTTAATATCGAGTTTCTTTAATGCCGTGTTGCAATCGATACGGCTGTTAACGTGGCGCGGGTTCGCTGGTATTATTATTTGATTGTCGGCTAACTTGAGGCGGCGTTTAATCTGAATGTATGCGCTTGAGTTATCGCGTTCCTGTATCGTACCGCCTTTGCCCATAGCGTCGCCTGTTATCCTAATTAAACCCGTTGGTATATTTAAAGCGTCGACCGCATCGCAGAACGCATCTATTGAACCGCGCTCTATCTTTATTTCGTCCACTACCCGTGCCGCGCTGCCAACGTTCTGAATAACCAAAGCACAAAGCGGGTTAATGTTAAAATCGACGCTTATAAAGGTCGGTAAGTGTGGGTTATGGTTAGCACTATCGTCGATATGCTTTTCGTCTTCCCATGCGTATAGGAACGGGTTTGCAACGTCATCGAGTACGTCCCAGTCGCCCTCAACAAATCGAGCGTATTGAATAGGCGGTAATTCCTTTAACGCCTCGAGGTATTCGGGTGCGATGTGGGGGTTATCTGTTATTCGGCTCGGTATATACGCCCACCGTTCGGGTAATGTGTTTTCGCGGTAACGATTGTATATAATCGACTTAACCCAATTTTGCGCAGGGTTGCACGTTGCGAGGCAAACGATAGGCGGCTTACCTTGCGCTTTGTTCCAACTACCGATTCGTTCCTGAACTTTATAGAATGTTACTTCTTGCAGTTCGTTAACCTCATCCAAGCCCGCGCCATTAATCTCTAAACCCCGAAAGCGGTTAAGGTCTTTATCATCGTCGAATGATTCTGCCATGAAGATTAACTCAGAGCCGTTCGTGAATGTTATAACATTCGTTTCCCTATTCCAGTTCTTAACGTAGTTACTTACCCCGTCCATCATTATTGAAGCGAAGCTCGGGAACGTGGTGCGTTTTAAGTCGGGTAGGCTTTTACGAATAACAGCCCATCGAGAACGCGGGTAAGTTAAACATAAAGAGGTTAGTGTTAATAGTAACCAATAGGTTTTACCGCCACGTATCGCGCCACCGAAAACAATAACGCGTTTATCCCCATAGAACGCCTGTCTATACGCTACCGTTTGCGTTTCGGTTAATTTAAACCTCATTCATTCGGTTGGCTCGGTTCGGTTAATACAATAACGAGCGGCTCGGTTGTAGTGATGTTATTATCGATGCTTTGCTTTGGCTTACCGTATGCGCGGTCTAATAGCAATTCGGCTGCGCGTACATCGCCTTTCGCCGCCTTTGCTCGTATCGATTTAAGTATTGCCTCGGCGGCGCTTATGCCGTCTTTTTCCTCGCCTAATACATCGGCAAGCAATACGTGAAGTTCGGGCAATTTTTTAGGGCGTCCTTTAGGGTTTCCTGTTTGCCCTTTCTTAAACTTATGAGGCTCTATGTTTTCAGGCTTTGGCATCGCTGTTTTATCGTTGTTTAATCAAGACCTACAAACGCTTTTAATGGATAGAATACAAGGCTGTTTCGGTACCCACCATTATGTGTGGGTACTATTGGCGTAACTCCGTGAAGATTTCTCCAAGCAGGATATACAAGCATAGAATTGTCGCAAGAATCAATTGTGGCATTGTAGTCGGGTATGGTAGTGTTACCACCAATTGCATTGAGTTTCTTTGCTATGATGACATTAACACACCCCTCTATGTTGCCTGCGTCTCTATGGAATGGCGCACTGATGTTGTAGTTAGAAATTGAACTTGTCCAAAGATTTCCAAATCTCCACTTCCTATCTACCTTTGATTGGAATATCTCATTCTGCTGCTCCCATACATTTGGCACAAGTGTTTTAATTATCTGCTCGCTCTCATTGGCTAACATAAGCATTGCCTTGATGAACGTCTGCGCTGACTTGACTTGGTGCACACTGCTTATTGTTGGGTATGGTCTCTTCATGTGTGGCTTTGGTGGTACACCTCCCAATATTGTTGAGTATTGAAGAACCTCCTTTTCTGTGTTGCCAGTTCCAAATCCACTTGAGCGTTTCATTGTGCTTTTGGGTACGTTCTTTGACCTTAACTCCTTGTCTGCTAAATCGGCTAACTTGGCTGCCTTGTCTGAATACTTGGATATATCCTTTATGTAGAATCCAATTGCCTCGCCATTGTCATAGAATATGGAATCCTCAACTATGTTCGGGTTGATGTTTCCACATATGTCTCCAACTTTGATGTTGTGCGGTATTTTAATTAGGTCTACCTTCTTCATTTGATTGTCTTATTATAATGCTTGGCTAATCCTTTAACATCTATCTTGGCATCTATCCTTCCTTCTTTGTTTACTAAACTTGCATATGGATGCCATTCATAACACATTTTCTTTGCCGACTCCTCATCTTTTTTGGCTTTGTACTCTTCATATAAGCCTCCATCTTTGCCTAAAGCAGGCGTATTATAAAAAAACTTATTGAAGCGAACCACCCCATTTCCAAGTTTAATGCACTGCAGTATAAAATCTCTATCCTCTTTTAAATTAAATTCAGACCTATAATTCCATCGAGTACTGCTTGTGTTTATCAATACGCAAACCTCAACAAAAGACTTATTTATACTATATTGTGTTTTCTCATGCCATGCGTGTTGTCGATAGTTTAACCCATAGATTTCGAATGGAAGTTTAGATGCTTTATCGTATACCTTTTTCCATATTCTTGCGGAAGTAGTTACACACTTGCTTCCAATCGCCTCCCCAAAATCGGTAACATCATCATCACACATTATTATCCACTGGTGACCATTGTCTTTGGCGTATTGTAGCATAAAGTTGCGTACATATGCAATGCCTTTATTGTCATATAGTATTGATATCTTGTTAGGTACGTTATACAATTCAAAATCTTGTGGCTCTACAAAGTGCTTTACATCTATTCCTGCTTCTTGGAATAGTTTATAGGTTTTGGTTTGTGGTCTACCCTTTGTTGGAATGAAGCATATCATAGTTTACCCTTCTCTTCTTTAAGATATTCCAACATCATGCCTCCAACATATGCCTCACGTTCACGCCAAAATTTAACTAATTCGTATGCCTCTTGGTAGTGTTCGGGTTCAAACTCGATTTGTATAGCCTTCTTTACACCATCAGCCATTTCAGATAAAGCATCTGCCATATCTTCATCGTCAAGTATTGAGTAATCGATATCAGTCGCAAATTGAGGCACGTCTAAACCCCAATCGTTTAACTGTTCGGTGTCCCATTCGCTCGTTAAGGCGCTCCAATCCCAATCGCCTCCGCTTACGTTGTCTTTGATTATAAATTCACGCTGTTGCTCTTCGGTTAATTCGTCCGCAACAATTATAGGCACTTGTTTAAGCCCAGCTTCGCGGCACGCTTTTAGGCGCATATTACCACCTAAAACTACCATATCATTATTTACTACGATAGGGCGTATGTTAAGCATTTCGGGAAACGCTTTAATCGAGGTAACAAGCCGCTCGAATTTATCGTCGCGTATCGTTCTCGGGTTGTTCGGGTTTTGCTTAACCTCTGAAATTTTAACTAGCGTTGTTTTCATTTTTGGTAATCGCTAAATTTTTTGTTTCCCATTTTTTTTATGAAATGAGCAATGTTGTTTCGATACAAACCTACTTTTTTATTCGGGTGTATTGCTGCGAGTTTGTCGTCGGGTTCAATATCATTATAGCCCAATGCTATCATTTCATCGTAATTTGGAAATACGTCGCTATGTCTATCGTTTTCCTTATCTATTAAACTATCCTCTTTACCGCCAAATGAATATATCAATATAAGGTTTGTTGGTATTGAATCCGAAAGTTCTTGTTTAAATAGTGAAACCTCTTTAGTATAGGAATAAAAGTTAATGTTTTGGTTTTGTTTTGCTATTTCAATCCATGCTTTCGCATACTCTTTACTAAAGAAATCGCCAGCGTCGTGTATCCGTATATATTTGTTTTTGTATTTAGTTTTAGATAGTTCAGCGTTCATTAATGTTTTGAACCCTTCTAAATCTTTTAATACCAATTCTAATTTATCTGTATGCGCTTTCAAAACGTTTTTGAATTTATACGTTCCGTTTTTTGCATAGCAGAACGCAGCGCAAGCCCCGGCGTTTGGACAAGTATTAAACTTACTACCATCGCTTAACGTAACCCAATGAGCTGGCAAAGTCCAGCCGTATATGCCTGACTTTTTTAAGTCGCTATTTTGGGTTAGTAAATTCATTTTCTGTTACGTCCTTTACGCCATTTTTCAGCCTCTGAGTATGCTATTGCCGCCGCTTGTTCGGGGCTGTAACCTTCCTCAATTAACTTTCGAATGTTCATGCTTATGATAGCTTGTGAATCTCCCTGAAATAGTGGCATAGTACAAATTTACAAATTATAAGTGTCGATTCGTTTTTTTACCATTTCGATAAATCGCTCCATCATGGCAGCATAGAAGCCGTTAAAATCTTTATGTCCCTCGGGCGCGTGTTCGAATAACACGTAAAGCGTTGCACGTAACCGTTGGCTCGGTGTTTTACTGCCAAGTTCTGCGGCATCCAGTTTAAGGTTGTTTAACAATTGTTCGTCGTTATAATTGAACTGTTCGCCCTTAAACGCCATAACACCAACGCCGCCCATCCATTGACTAAATAGGGCGCTCGTTTGTTCGGGCGTTAGTTCCTGCGTTCCGATTGTTACCTTAATCGTTTTATCGCGGCGCGTTGCTACCGATTCAATCGCACACGGTATGGTTAATAGTTTAGCATCCATACTCAGGCTCGCGCTTATTTGCTTTGTATTCGAGTTTTAGCGTTTCGAGGTAATCGCGTACCATCGCTGTAATCTTTTCGCGGCTCGTTTGCGGTACTCGAAAGCACAGAGTAGCGGTTGGTTCGCCATATTTTGGCAACCTACCAGCACCTTCACGGCGACCGCCTCGATTATCTTTTGCCTTTGCTTCGGACTTCATGCCACAAATATAAGTATTATTTGATTACGTTTTGCAAATTTACCCCGTGTTTTTTAAGTAGCTTCAACCAATCTAAGCAACGGTTTAAATACATTCTGTAGGCTATCGTGGTGCGTGGTGCGCTTGTTAGTTGCGCTGCATAGCTGCGATGTGTTTTAACCGTGTCGGTGTAATATACCGCGCCCTCTTTAAATTCTCTTTGCTCGGGTTCGTGGTTAGTCATGTAATCGATTATGCGTTCTTCGGTGGTCAAAATGGTTCTTTGTCAAATTCGTTATTAGGAGCTATTGCGCTAATTACTTTCTCGGTTTCGGGCATCGGTAAAAACGAGCTGCCAGTATTACCGCCCAAATCGCTAAACGCTGTTATCGTGTTGTTATGCTGAAAGCGTACCTCACCCGTCGCGCCTTGCCTATGCTTTTCGAATAAGTAGAAAACTTGCTTATCGGTTTGCTCGCCGTCGACCTCATCAATGCCGTAATACTTTGGGCGGTAAATAAATATTACCGTGTCGGCATCTTGTTCTATCGAGCCGCTTTCGCGTAGGTCGGATAGGATAGGGCGTTTATCGCTTCGCTGCTCAACCTGCCTACTCAATTGTGCAAGGGCTATAATCGGTATGTTTAATTCCTTTTGCGCGGCTTTTAACGTTCGGCTTATCTCGGCTACTTCCATTTCACGGTTACCGCCTTTAAACCCCTCTATCGTCATTAATTGCAGATAGTCGATTATCGCCCACTTGCAACGCCCTTTACGCGCCTCGCGTCGCATTATTCGTATTGCTTCATGTACACCGCATCGCGGCTTATCGTAGATTAAAATCGGTAGCTTTTCAATTTGACCGATTGATTGCTCGAAGGTATGTAATTCGGGTTGATTTAGGTTACCATCGCGAAGGCGTGCCGCGTTAACTTGCTCGTTACTATGCTGCAAAATTAGGCGCTGACATAGTTGGCTGTTATTCATTTCGAGGTTAAAGTAAATACCGGGTTCGTTAAAGTTGCAAGCGTGGTAAAGGGCTAACGCTGTTTTACCCATCGACGGTCGACCCGCTAAGATTATTAACTCGGGATGAAAGCCGCCCGTGAAACGGTTAACCGAATCTATACCCGTACTTAATCCGCTCGTTTGCCCGTTTTGATACATCGCAGCGCGGCGGTAATATGCTTGCCGTTCTTCGTCTGCGAGCTGAATCGTGGTTATGATGTTATCGATAGGGCTACCGTCCTCGATTAATGAGTTGAGGCGCTTAACGATTTCGACGGCTGTATTAACCCCGCCTTTGTTGTTATTGATTCCTAACGTTTCCTCGGTTAATATCGTCGTTATTGAACGCTTAATGTGTTCGTCTTTTAGAATCGCGATGTACTGGTTAACGGGTTCGGTGTACGATAGGTCATTGCCCCACCCCGAAACATTCGCAAGGTCGCGGGGTTCGATTGCTTTTGTGCTTAGTGCATAGCTACCGAGTGTAACGAGCGTCGGTTGCTTGTTATCGGATTGTATCGATTTAATGATTTTAAAGCATTTTAACGCGAGTTCGTCTGTAAAGTGGTATTCGGATAGCTGCGGCACTATTTCACGCGCTGCATCGGGTTCGTGCAGCATTATGAAAATTAAAGCCTGTTCGATTTTTGGTAGGGGTTTCATTATAGGCAATTTTCAAAAGTTGCGTTGTGGTTTACAATAATCAAATCAAAGTGTTCGGCGCAATCTAAAATAATGGTTTCGTATTGCTCAAGTTTGTTGAGTTTAATAAACTCTAACCATTCGTTGATACCTTGAGGCTTTTGAGCTAAAACTAAATCTTTAATTGTCATCGTGTAAGTGTTTAAGAGTTTGATGCAGCAAACATACAACTATATTTTGAATCTGCAAACGTTTTCTAAATTATTTTAAAAATATTTTTTAGTCGGTGCAATATCCCGCCTGACATCCGCTACCAGTACCAAAATTAAAATCCATTTGAAGTCCTATTTTTTTAATGTTTTCATAGGTTGTTTCATTTTTAAAACGCATCGGCTTTCGTCGGTTTCCTACGTTTAGTTTTTCAAGTTCTGAAAACCAACGCATTTTTAACGGCTCATCTTCCCAATTTTTACGAAGCTGTTGAATAGGTTTCCAAAAACAACCAACACAGTTACTATCGGGCGGGAAAATTAAGTTAGTTGTTTTGCTCCATTCATTAACCTGAAAATGGTTAACCTTGTCATAAATTAAAGGGTAAGCGCCTTCTCGCCAATTAAAAGTTTGCCATTTATTTTTTCCGCTCGGGTGCTTACCTACTTTTATTTTTATCTCGGTAGTAAACCGCTCGGCGCGTTCCATTTCATCGTAGCGAAACCCTACTTGCATTTTTACTTTTTCGTTTATGTTTTTAAACCACCAATCGGCTATTGGAATCATTTTCATTTCAGAGGTGCAAAAACGTTGCATCATGTTAGGTAATGCTTTACGCTGTTTACATAATTGGTCGAATGATAAACCACTCACCCAAATAATATTTTGTCCGATTAACTGCTCTAAATCGCGCATAACATAAAGCGTTTTATCGCTTTCGGCTGTGGCTATAAAATCTTCTCCTATCTTATCCGAAACATATTGAACGAGGCTTTTATCTTTTGGCTTGCAGTATTCAGCATCGATTTTAACAAGTGAAAAAATGTTATAGTCGGCTGGGTAATGTTTAGCCATGTAGCTTGACGTTTTACCGCCGCTTAGTGAGTTTATTGTTTTCATATTACTGCATCTTAACCCCCATCGAGGCGCGTGTTACGACCTTTTGTTCGGGTTGTTTAGAACTATCAATTTTTTTCCAAGTTGCCAAACGTCTACCAGTATCCCAAGCATCTTGAGCCGTTAGTCTTAGTTTTCCATTTGGCAAAGGTTCTTTCCAATAATTATAAAAAGTGTTTAGCATTTCTTTAGTATAACGTTCAGAATATGGTGTCATCGATTTAATCAAATCGTCTTCACTCCACTTTTTAAAGTTAGCATTTACATTATCATTCTCATTTACATTTACACTATCATTATCAGCTTCGTTTGCTATGGTTTGGTTAGCAAATTTAGCATTTGCTTTTTTTGCTTTGGTTTGCTTTCCTTTGCTTAAACCGCCTTTCTTTCCTGACTCTTTG